TTCATAATGATGGGTGCACTCGGGGCAAAGAAGAAATAAAGCCAATACCAATTGACTGCCCCGAGTGCACCCATCATTATGAACAGGCGTTTGTACTAGATACAGCACTTTTTTTCGACAACGCCTCCTAACAATGCCCCCTCAAGAAATCGGCGCATTCGTTGAGGGATTCGAAAAGGAGGCCAAACAAATAAAAGCCGATGCAATACGAATGAGCTGGTACATGCGCGGCGGTATCAATTACGAGCAGATCTTGATGGCTAGCCCAACAGAACGTGAGGCAATCAATGAGCTTATCAAGGAAAATCTTGAGACAACAAAAAAATCAGGATTAAACTTCTTCTAACAACATTAGAGACTTGCTACGCAAGTCTGTTGTTTTCGCTACGCTCAACAACTGATTAACTGAATCAAGAGCGAAGCGATTTAAGCGTTCATGTAGATTAATCTGGTCAGACGGAACCTCTTACAGGCTCCGTATAGTCTTTCATGTGAGTATCACCAGCCAAGACATTGGAAGTAGGTTTTTATTATACACCGCGATGCTATTGGGCTCTGACCTTTCCCCACCTACATCGACCCGCTGTTGCCAGCGTCTTAGACCTCGTTCCTAGTGTCTAAGTTTTTATAGCACAGTGTTCTCGTATGCTAACATTCATACTATACCAAAGCGTCGAGCATAGGGTTCAACTCTCAGACTCACTTCCAATTTTTCAGGATAGTCAGATCTACTGACGGGAGTGCTTCAATATGTTACGTGTCCGGTTTCTTATGCCGGCTTTTCCACAGCGGTATTACAAACTGGCCCGCCAACCTTGGGTGTTAGATTAAATTTTAGAGTTTGGATTTAATGTGAGAACCATGTACACGCACTTGTATGTGTCCGTTGTAGTAGTCATCGGACTCCAGGACTTGACGTGAAAATTGTTCTCTAGCTTCAATGTAACTGCATTCTGATTTAGATTTACAAAAGAAAAGTATTTCTCTAGTGAAATTGTCTTTGCCTAACTGCTCCACATCTCGCGTTAGCTCAGGGCTGGACCCGTAGTAGTCTCGCCAATCGCTGTCCACTTTGGTGCGGATTTTCTTTTTCTTTTTGCTGCCGTTCTTGAGTTTGACTGTTCGTTGCGTTGTTCTTGAGAATTTTGCTAGTTTTTTGCCTATGTACTTGCGCCCAGATAGATTATTGGTGATCAAGTAAACAAAACCAACACACTCCTCGGGCAATGTCTCAACTGGGGTGTTTTGATATAGCCATGTCATGTGTTTTTAGTGGATTTGTCTTTGCTTTATAGTTATGCCTTACAGTTATAATTGTATTAAAAAGTTGATTCTTATGATAGTTTTACTTCGCGCTGCCATTGCTGATCAAATGTTGTACCGGAAGCAGTTTGCCCGCAAATAAGTTTGCAGACTCGATCTGTTGTGGGTATAGCATTTATATCAGTGATAAAATTTTGTTGTCGAGAACCTAACCAACAGCAAGGCCCAATGTTGCCCTGAGCATCAATATATACACTTTGGTCCTTTAGCGCATGGCAACTAATAGTTGTTGAAACCAATTCAATGGGTCGCCATCCTGTTGGAAATTGTAAAGCATCAGTAAACCCACGCTTGCTAACTTTGGCTCTAAACCAAGAGAATCCCAAGTCTCTAGCTAGTTGTTCGCAACTGTCAACTTCATGTTGGTTGTGTCTATACACCAACATATCCCAGTGCGCCGAGCCACCTGCGTCAACAAATGCGCGAACGTTACTCATGAGCTTGTTCCAGTTTACATTTTTACGATATGTAGCATTGGTGTATTCTAAACCATCAATGCTAAACACCACATAGTCTTGTGTTTTGTTCAAAATTTTAGCCAGCTCGTACCACCAGAATGTTGTCTGGATACCACCGTTGGTATTCATACCTAGAACAATGTTGGGATTGATACGTCTAAATTCTTGAAATATGTCTAGAGTGTGTTTGGCCGCCGCTGGATCTCCGTAGTTGCCACACATGAACATCTTGTCTAGCTGTTTGATTTTTCCTTCATCAAACAGTTTAAGAATTTGACTCATAGAGAGATGATGCTGGCGATCTTTTCTAAAGTTTAAGTCAGTTTCTCTAGCACACAACGGGCATGCCGCCTGGCATACGTCTGTGGGCTCAAGATGTAATACTTTTATATCACGCAAGATCAATGTCCGTACTGTAACTGGTAAAGCCGTTTTCTTTTACAACTTTTAGTATGTTTTCCACTCGACCAGCAAGTTCATCCTTGTGACTCACTAACCAAATTGACTTTTGACGTTCCCTGCTCATTTTCTTCAGCAGAGCCAGGCTGTTTTCCACACCTTGGGTGTCCATGCCGTTGTCGATCATCTCGTCAATGAACAGCACGTTGATGGGATGATACAAACTTTCCCACACATCACGGAATGCCCAGCTCATGCTCAGGATCAGTCGGTTGCGTTCGCCACGTGATAAGTTGTCAAAGTCCAGTTCACGACCCAGTTCTTCGATGCTCACTGTCAAATCGTTTTGGAACTTCACAGTGTGTGGCAATCCAATTCTATCCAAGTAGTGTGTGAGTCGTTGATTCAAGTAACTCAAGTTCTGATCAATGATCTTCTTGCGAACAAAACTATCCTTGCTGGTCAACAGCTTGAGCAAAAAGTCTTGATGGTCTTGCACTCTAGTGAGTTCGTTCAAGTCATCGTAGCTTACCACTTGCAGGGCTTGATTCTGCATGTCGGAGATTTGTTCTTTGTAAGGATCAGCATCTGCTTGTCGTGATTCCAAACTGGTGCGAAGAGTGCTCAAGGTGTTGCGATGATTTAATGCATCTTCCAGTGTGTCGTAAAACACAGTGGGTGCAGTGCCTAGCTCACCTAGCTCTTCCAGCTCGTTTTCGTACTCAACCAACTCGTTGCGTTTTTCTTGCCAGGCATCGTTGACTTCGCCTAAGGCCACAAGCTTGGCCTGTTTGATTTCATCGTGCTTGTTGTCGTGTACAGTTTGTCCACAAGCATGACACTTGTGATCTGCTAGCGAAGCTAGATCCTGTTCCAGTTTGGTACGTTCACGTTCTAACTTGGAAATCTCTCCAGTGACCAGTTTGATTTGCTTGCCAAAGTCGTTAATTTCTTTTTGCTTGTCATGAAACGCTGCAAGATCTCTATGCGCTTGCACTTCAGCGTCGATGTCAATGTGCTCCAGGTCAGATATGGCAGTTTGGTACCCTGCACAATCTTCTGTTTGCTTTTTGATCCACATGTTTTGACGTTTACGCAGGCTTTCGATTTGTTCTTCAATGCGCTTGTTGGCTTCTTGAACAGCACGTATGCGCAGTTCTTCTGATTGGATAGCATCCTTGGTTTGTTTGTTGAGTTCTTTGATGCGATCTGCTTTTTCGCTCAACAAAGTAATGCCCAACAACTGCTCAATGATAGTGCGTTGTTCGTTGGCTTTCAAACTCAAGAACGGGGGAGTGTATGTGTTCAGTGCCAAGATATGTTGAAACATGTCGTGACTCATGTTCAACACATGTTCTATAGCATCCTGTGTTTCTCTTGAATCGCCTTGTGCTTCGTCGGTAGCACTTTGCTCTTCGTGATTGACATAGAACTTCAGCACATTGGGCTTGCGACCACGTTCAATTCTGTATTCTTTACCATTAACAACAAAGTCCAAACTGACCAACATGTTCTTGCCATTGGTTTTGTTTACTAGATTGTCTTTGCGTATATTGCTCAAGGCCTGACCAAACAAAGCATAGCTTAGTGCATTGATGATTGTGGTCTTGCCTGTGCCATTACGTGAGCCATCGCCACCTAGGTCTAAGTTTTCGCCTAAGACCAAAGTCAGGTCTGTGCGATTGAAGTTAACAGCCTGCGTGGCATTGCCCACGCTCATGAAGTTTTTAACTGTGAGATTGTGAATGTTAATGGTCATAGATTTTGATAGATCTTCAGCAATAGTCGATTGTCGTAAAACTCTGATTCAATGTTAGTAAGCTGATCAGTTACAATTTGATCCACTGACTCAAACTTGACTTCACCAGGAGCCAGATCTTCTTCTACACCTGCACTCTTGTTGGGAATCAGCGACATCTCACGTAGATTATACTGCTGAATAAAAGTTTCTTTGATGAAATTGGCTTCTTCGTAGCTGATTTCAATGTCTAAATTAACACGTACATGCATCTTGGGCTGAAGAAGATTCGCAGCGTTGTCAATAAGGTTGGCGAGTCCGTAGACCCTGTAGGTCGGTTGAGCAGGCCAAGCATGAAATTCAGGCGCTGATCCCCACTCCAATACAGTAAGGCCTCGTTCGTCGTCACCAGCATCTGCATAATTGTGAGGGAACGCATTACCGATGTAGGTAATATTTTTCTTAGTCTGCCGCTTGTGAAAGTGTCCAGTGAATACATGTCCAAATCCCCCAAGATCTTCACGTTTGATTTCGCCATGATCTGGCATCTCTACCATGGCGTTCATCAAGTACCCTGGCAGTTCAAAGTGCCCAAACAGGTACTCACCTTGTAATTTTGGTAGTCGCTTGTGATCATCACCGCATAACCAAGGAGCAATGACAACATTGCCATCACTAAACCAGTCATTACAAATTTCAACATTTGGGAGGTGTCTAGCCCATTCGACCGATTGAATATCTCGCTTATCACGATAATACAAATCGTGATTGCCAGGAATAAAAAACACACGCTCAAAATTTGCATTCAAGTGCTCCAGGGCTCGCAAGCTATAGTTCAGCGTGACAATGTTGAGATTGGCTCGATTGTTGTGCCAGTCGCCCAAGAACAGGCAAGTTTCACAACCCTCTTCTCGAGCTTTGGCAGTTGCCCACTTGACAAAAGCCAAACAGTCTTCGTTGTGTAACGTGCTGTTTGACTTGAGTCCAAAATGAATGTCAGTGAAGATCGCGGCTTTGCGGAATAGATTTGTCATCTATACAGTATACTACTCATCCAAGCTAGATACAACTGGTCCGGACAATGTTTCCATGCTTTGTTTGCCGGAGTTTTGTCGAGTCCATGATGGGTTAAGTCCGTTCATTTCCAAGATGTCATCTCTGATATTCTGCATCTTCTTTTCAATGTTAAGAATCCTTGTAAAGCTGTTAGTAATGGCGGCAGTGTAATACGCAAAGGGATTCTGACTTTTGGATTCGTCAAACTGTAAACCAATTTGAGATAGTTGTAATAGAGCTTGTCCACGCATTTCCTCATTGTAAGTATAGCCACGCCAGTTACTCCTTGTAGCATATCGTTCGCACAGTTTCATAAA